GGGTCGGCGTCGCGGTGAAGCGACGGCGGATTTTCTCGAGGCCGGAATCAGAGCGTGATCGGAGCGCGCCGTCCTGCACGGTCTCGGAAAAGCCGTCGGGCATGGGGAACTCGGGGAGGGCTTGGTAGCTCGTCACGCGGGCGTAGAGAGCGGCGACTTCCTCGGCGGTCGTGGCGCGGTTGTATATGCGGAGTTCGTCCAGTTCGCAATTTGCAAACGCTGACGTGCCATTCAGGTCGCCGAGATAAAGCGGGAGCGATGCGGCGGCAGTAGGAAGCGTTGTACTTTGCGTTCCTACAAAAGCTCCGTTTTTATATACCGTCATCGTCCCGGCGATGTTGTCTCGAATGAAAACAAGATGCGCACGTTCATTTGTTGCGAGGGGTATTGCAATCAGCGTTCCTGTATTTGCTACTGCGTATATAGTTGATGCGCTTGCTATCTGCAAGTAAAACCTATTTGAGTTTGTACCGTCCGGGTAGGCTAAAAACTGCGACGCCGATGCGTCGAGCGGCTTCGCCCACGCCGAGACTGCTACAATTTTCCCGATCCCGAAATACGCTCCGACTGGCAACGTCGCGTAATCATTCACCCCGTCAAACGACAGCCCCTTCCCCGACACCCCATCGACCGGCGTAGCGCCGTAAATCGTGCCGTCGTTCCCGCTGCCGGAATCGTCGCGGAGGACGGAGCCGTCGAGCGCGGTGCGGTTCATCGACCACCACCCGACGAGCCCCTTCTCCCGTATCGGCGCGCCGGAGACGAGCACTTCCGCAAGCACGCTCGGCCAATTCAGGGTTGTCGCCATTTTTAAGTCCTCGCCCCTACGGGCCGCATGCCGCCGCGCGCGAGGAGGCCGTCGAGCTTCCCGCGCCTGACCATGTCGCCGACGACCGCTTCGACCGCGACGACGATCTGCCGTTCACCGTTCGGGCCTGTCGTTTCCGTTGCCGTCGCTTCGGTGTTCGGCGCGTTGTTGTTCACCACCACGGAGACGTTCGACAGGCCGGTGGTTTCGATACCCATTCGTCCGTTCGGCATCCGGGCAACCGGGGCGAGGAGTTCCGGACCACGTTCGGCGAACACCGCGCCGCGCGCGTAGGCGTGGAGCCCTTCCCCGCCGAAAAACTGCGGGCTGTTGTAGATCCCCGGCTGATACGACGACAGGCTCCGCGAGGTGTACACGTTCCCGTTCGCGTTTTCCGCGACCGACCCTTCCGCGATGCCCGACCCGAGGGCCACGAGGCCGGACGCTCCGATGAGACCGAGGCCGGCGTAGACGTTGCCCGTCGAGATCGCCGTGAGTCCGGCGTTGAGGAGCATCATCGGGAGTTTGTCGAGGAGCTCCCGACCGAGCTCCGCGAGAGACTGCGCCATCGCCTCGCCCGCGTTCGCACCGGAGGCCAGCGCCTCGCCAAGCGACTTGAACGAGTCGACGAACGCCTGCTTGCCGAATTCGCCGAGGGCGTCAGAGACGAGCGCGAGGCTCGCCGCAAGGCGTTCGGACGCGTAGGCGGCGGACTCGATCTCGGCGGCGATGTTCGAGTTGTCCGTCCCGAATCCGCCCTGGTAGGTCGTGGTCGGGCCGGTGCCGCCTTGGAGGTAGGTCGTGCGGTTCGTCCGGTCCCCGGGGCGCCAGCCCTGCGTCCGGCCGTAGACGATGTCGACGGCGGAGGCTGGCGCGGCCGACGGGGTAGACGGCGCGGCGGAGGCTGGCGCGGCCGACGGGGCCGGAGCGTCGCGATAGCGGCGCATCTGCTCGCGCGCCAGCGCGTCGCGCTCGGCTTTCGTTTCTGCGAGCAGGCGCTCCATCGTCGCGATCGCGTCGGCGATGTACGTCGGCGTGGTTCCTGCGCTTGGATATTTCGCCCGGTAATCAGCTATCGACTTCTCAAGTCCGCGCTGTTTTTCGGTCAGCGTTTCCAGTGCCTTGTCGATATCCCCGCCGCCAGTAAGTGCGTCTTTGACGTTGCGCCTTGCGGCTGCCTCGTCCATCGCGTCGTTGAAATCATCGAGGAGCCGATTGACGAGCGGGAGGAAATGCTCGCCGAGTTCGGCAAGCGCCCCTTTGAAATTGTCCATCGCCGTCGACCACTTGCCCGAGGTCGTTTCGGCGGTCTTGTCCATCATCCCGTAGAACCGCCCGCCCTCCGCGGTCGCGGCCTTGAAGGCTTCCGTCACCTCGTCCGCCGAGACCCCGCCGGCCTCCATGCGCTTCTTGAGGTCGGCCATGCTTTCGCCGGTCTTTTCGGAGATCGTGAGGAGCGGGTTGAACCCGGCGTTGATGAGCTGGAGGAGGTCCTGCCCCATGAGGCGCCCGGTGGACTGGATCTGTCCGAACGCCCGCGCGAGGGAGGAGAGAGCGGCGTCGTCGCCCATCGACACGTCGCCGAGCATGGCGAGCGTCGGCATGATGCGCTCGGCCTCGATGCCGTACTGCGCGAGCATTCGCGCCGCGGACTCAAGGCCTTCGAACGAGAGCGGCGTCTCCGCGGCGTAGGTGCGGATCGCCTCGAACATCTTCTCGCCCTTGTCCATGTCGCCCAGGAGCACGCCCCAGGAAATCTTCGCCTTCTCGAACCCGGCCGCGAGGACGATCGATTCCTTCCCGAGGTCGATGATCGCGCGGGCGGTCGCCTGGGTCGCGCGGACGGCGATGTCGGCGATCGTCGTGAAGCCCGCGATGCGCTTGGCCACGTCGGTGAACCCGGCGTCGGCGCCGCGCGCGGCGGCGGCCAGGCCGTTGAGGTCTCCGGTCGCCTTCGGGGCTCCGTCGACGCGCGCGCTCATGACGAGCGACGTAATTTCAGGCATCCCCTCGCTCCTTCGCTGCCCCCCGCACGGAAGGCCGCGTCCATCGCCATGATCGCCTCGACCTCGAACGCGTCGAGTGCGACCGCCGTCACCGCCTGCCAGTCGGCAAGATCGCGCCACGTGAGGCGGACCCCGCCGAACCCCTCGCTACCGCCCTGCCGGATTTCCAGCCAGAGCGACCACAGGTACTCGAAGCCTTCGGGCGGCTTCACCGCGTCCAGCCTTTCGTCCCGCCCGAATCCGTGCCGTTCCTCCAGCTCGAGGATCTGGCGGTTCGTCCCGCCCTCGGGATGATCGGGATCGGCTGCGGCCTGAAGCCAGGCCGCGAGCCGCGCCGCCTCCGTCAGGCCGCGGAGGCGTTCCCGAAAAAATTGGCGCGGTTGAAAATGAAGCCGGCCGCGCGGTCCGCGAGTTCCGGGTACGCGAGGTACAGCTCTTTCGCCTTCGCCTGGCTGAACGGGATCTCCTTCCCGCTTTCGGTGAGCCCGCGCCAGCCCTTCGTGCAGCGGGCGAGGAGTTCGGCCGACTGTTCGCGCACCTCTTCCGGCGAGAGCGCTCGCCCGAGGGCCTTGTTGCGCGCGTCCTGTTCGGCGCGCGCGGCCTTGTAGACGCCGGAGTCCATGCCGAAGAGCACGAGCGCAGCGCCCGTGTCGGCCTTCGTCACGGGGTCGAGGAGGACGAGCTCGACGCCCGCCTCGGCCCGCTTCACGCTGTCGAATCGTCCGATTTCCATGCCCTCTCCCCTTACGCCAGCTTGTTCCATTTCCAGTTCACGAGGCCCGTGGTCGTGTCGTACTCGACCTGGAACGGGATGCGGAGCGTGATCGCCTCCTCCGCTTCCTGGTCCTGCGGTACGTCGATGAATATCCGCGGGATGTCGACCGCGTAGCCCGTGGCGCCGTCGGGGTCCATGAGCACGAGGCCGAGCGAGACGCGGGTCTCCGCGAGGGCCTTCGTCCAGAGCGCGGTGTCGACGAGGTGAGCGCTCATTTCGCCCGAGAGGTTCGACTGCCCGACCGCGATGCGGTACGGGTCCGCGCGGAACACGGAATCGACCGGCCGCGCGCCGTTCACGAGGTTGAGCGACAGGGCGGAAACGATCGCCGTCGGCACGCCGTCCATCCGGAGTACCGCGAGCGCGTCGTTCGCGCCGATCGGCTTCGTGGTCGTGGGGCCCGTATACCCGGCCGCGAACGCGCCGGCCTGCGGGCCGTTCATGCTCTTGCACACGAAGTCGAACTGACCCGTGACGAGCTGGTCCGGGGCGAACGCGAGCGACAGCCGGTCGGCCACGCCGCCCAGGAACTGCCGGTACGCCGGAACGTCGAGGTTGCCCTTCTCGAAGGCGATGCTCTTTTCGGTCGTGCCGGACACGAGAGTGCTCATCTTCGTCACGCTGATTCCGGTCTGCGACGCGCACGCGGCCAGGGTCGATGCGCCTGCCACGTCCTTCGCTTCGCCGAGCGTGATGATATTCGCCGCCGCGACCGTGACCTTGAAGAACCCGTTGTTCGCGACGTAGCCGCCAGTGAACCCGGCGACCTTGATCCAGTCGCCCGCGACGAGGCCCGCACCGATGCCCGTGGCGGCCATGGTGTTCGTCGTGCCCGCGACGACGGTCGTCGAGAGCCCGGTGACGGGCGTCCCGGCCGCGGCCCACGCGCTCCGGCAGACGGACTCGAGGAAGTCGTCCTGGCTGCCGTAGGACAGCTCGAACGGGAGGCCGAACGTCGGGCGCTTCAAGCCCCCGCGGCCCGAGGCGACGCCGCGGTCGCTCCGCCACTCTCCGGAGCGGAGCGTCGAACGCGCGAGCGCGCCGGCCGCGGATCCCCGGACCCTGTCTTTCGTGTAGGTCGTCCCGGAGGGCGTACCCCACGCCGACTCCTTGACGTGCGCTATCTGTACTCTCGCGCCTTCGGCCATGTTGATAGCCCTCCCCTAATTTGCGACGTCGGCCCGCCATTCGATCACGACGGGAACCTGGAACCACGCGGGATCCGCCTGCGGCAGCCCCCGCTCGATGTGGGCGCTCACGATGTGGACCGTGACGCCCGAGTACGTGAGGACCGTCCCGCGCTTGAAGCACGCGGCGATCCGTTCGGCCTCCGCCGTGGCGGCTCCGTCGCCGCCCCCGGGTGGGTCGTAGACGTTGACGTGGAACACGCCGACGTGTCGGTTCGCGGCATCGGACGAGAGCGCAACGGACGACGGCTTGCCCGTCATGACGTGCGCGTCGTACCACCGTGTCCCGGGCGTCGGTGTAAACGCCCGATTTTCCCATGCGACGGACGTAGATGCGACGGCAGCGCCGGGCGATACGGCGAGCAGGTAGGCCCGGAGGGCGGCGGCAACTTCGGTGGTTCCGCTCATTCCCGGGCCTCCTCGATGGCGACGCCGCCGAATTCGGCGACGGTGATGGCGACCATGCCGGCGGGTGCCTGCTTCGAATACCCGTGCTCGAGGCGCTCGATGTACGGCAGGTTGTTCGTGAGCAGGATCGAAGCGCCGGTCCGCGCGCGCCAGGTGAGGCCGACGGTGGTCGCGTTCGCGATGGCCTTGCGCCCGCTCGGGTCGGTTTCCTTGAGCGTGCCGATCGCCGGCGCGCCGATGGTCGTCTGCCAGTTGCCGCGGGCCCGTCCCGTATCGACCGGCGTCCGGAGAATTACCCGCCTGAACATTTCGAGCGCGATCTTCCGCGAGACGATGTCGATGCGGTCGAGCGACTTCCCGCACCACTTGGATACGTCGAGCGAAAAGTTACCCACGGCAGCGCACCTCGTACATGATCGCCACGTCGGCGGGTTTCGATGCCCTCGCGCCGAGGATGTAGAGCCGCTGTCCTGTGGCGACCGACCCGAGATACAGTTCGTGCTCCGTGCGCGGCATCGGGAGCGCTGCGCCGGAGGAGTCCACTCCGGCGACGAGGAGGAAGAATTCCCCGGACTCGACGCCGAGCTTGTCGATCATCGCGTTCCAGAGGGTGAGCGTGTTCATGGGCGTCTCGACTGCGTAGGTCGCGTAATCGGTCGGGGACCCGGGTACGCTCGCGCCCGTCACGGGGTCGAACGTGTCGGCGCCCGGAACGCGGAGCGTTGCGGCCTTCCCCATGTCGCGGATCAGCTGTGCGGCCGTCGCGCGCATCCCGATGTAGTCCACCCCTACCCCCTGACGATCCGGAGCATGCCGCCGCCCCGGACGATCCGCGCGAGCGCCTGGGCTATCGTGCGGTGAACCGTGACGACGGCTGCGCCGTTGGCGTACTCGACTTCGATGGTCCCGACCTTCTCCCGTTTCACCGCTCCGCCGTGCGCGAGCGCGGACGAGAGCGCCCCGGCTTCGCCGAGCTCGACGAGCGCGG